GGTCTTACTGTATCAATACCAGAACCGGGATTCAAGTAAAGAGGGAAATTACCTTTTGATGATTGCTCTTTCAAATACTTTATTAATCTTTGTTTATAATATTCTGCTCTTCCTTTGTATCTGTTAGCAATATCAATCATGTCCTGCATAGAAGGTGATTCAAAATTTTCACCTGTTTTTCTTAGCAGTCCTTTGTTATAATATTGAAAACTCAATCCCTGTGGCAATTCACTTAAAACAAAGTTTACTAATGTGTCCACTATATAATCATTCATCAGGGTTATTTCAGCCTGAGTCAGATTATTGTTATTAATACCATCCTGTAATCTATTGTAAAGAGCAGAACCCAAAGCAGGTAAAATATAGATATCCTGTGCTGCTTTAATTTCAGGCAGGATCAATTTTTCATCAACGTTATTGTGCAGTCCTGTCCTATCTTTGATAGTGTCAACTGATATGAAAAGTATGTTTAAACTCATTTTATTTTCTTGTTACAATGTTAGAAACCCATTCATGTCTGCAAGATGGTGAATGACTACCATTGGGTTGAGTCCACCATCCACCTCTCCTATCCCAAACAGAATATCCTAATCTCGCACTCATTTGTTCAATTTCACTTCTGGAATACATTTTATTTGCATCCATTAAATATTTGCAAAATTCTCTTGAAGGGTGAGTAGCTGAATCTCTTTGACCTATTGGTATTCCTTTTTTCCATTCATATGAATATCTAATTAGAAATTCAGTAGTTACAGGTTTTATTTTCTGTACTATTTCAGAAATTGGTGCTGTTAATTTTCTTTCAATGATTATGTTAGAATCAATACCTTCACCAATAACAGTTTCTTTAACATCTAAAAAACCTTTATCAACTAAATTATTTATAACTCTTTTTATTGATCCTACATCTTCTTTTAATGTATCTGCAATAACTTCAGGAGTTATTCTTTTGTCCTTAGCAATCAAATCCAAAACATTAGATTGCAATTGAGTTACATCAGCAAATAATTCAACATCACCAAAAAGATGTTTAGTTTTCCAAACCTCAAATTTATTTTTATCTTCACCAAATTCAAAAAATACTTGAAATTGATCAGAAAAATTTTGTACAGGTTGTTGAGCAGGTTGTTCTGGTTGTTGATATTTACTCATATCAATACCAAGTTTTTCAATAATCCATTCTTTTGGAGCAATTTGAACAATTGTTTCTTCACTAAATTCAATTCCTATAGGTTCTGTAGAAAGTATTGTTAAATCTTCTGGATAACCTGCATATCCTGCCAACATATTAAATGCAGATTCCAAAAACATTTGCTTGCCATTAACATATGTAGATTTAAAGATTTCATATCCGTCACGCATTTCTGTTCTTGTACCTAATTTGCCAGGTACTGCAATACCAAATATTGATGGAGTTGTAACCTGATGACCACTAAATATGTTGGTCTGGATCAACTCATCAACTCTACTAAAATCTTCTTTTGTCAAATCTGATTGACCCAAGTCATCAACTATAGGTTTTCTTGATGCATCATTGACAAATGCCAACATGTATTTAATACCATCAGCACCAGTATAGGTATTTTTAAATTTGTTATGAACAACTCTCTGTTCTTCTGGTGAAGGTTCACCATTAGGTAATGTAATTAACTTACTTGCTGAAAAACCTGTCTTAGCATTACCGAGAACATGTTTAGAAACCTCTATATCACTCTCAATATAATTGAGTGCGCCAAAATATGAAGGTAAAGAATAAACACCACCATTTGGTCTATATTCCTTTAAATAAAGAATCTGTTTTCCCTGGGGCATTTTTGGATTAAATGCAGGGTATACTTCATATTTTTCATTTCTATCTTTCCAATCTTCCTTATACCAGAATTGAGTATTATCTTTATTTGTTCTAAACTTAGTATAATCACAATGCCAAATTTCAGCAATCTTTCCAATTCCCCAAATTACCTCTAAATATGCACCTCCAAAAAGTTCCATATCAAGACTAACCTTTCTTGAAAGATCGTCAAGATTTTCACTTCTATTTGGACTATCAATAAATGGTTGAGATTCTTCACTACCTTTCCATCCATTACCAATTATATAATGAACTTTATTTCTTACAATAGCATTATGCTTTGCAGATTTATTAAAAAGTTCTACTAAATATGTTGGATAGTCATTTCTATCCCCATACTGAATATAACCTTCTCCCTTTTTTTCTCTATATTCAGGTTGTTTAGCTTCTGCAAATTGCACTAAAACGTAGTTACCTATGTTCTGATTACTTATCATTCTCTTATTTTATAAGTGTCTGTAGTTGCATATTCAGTATAAACTGTTGCTGATTGATTTAGCATCATTATACCACTTTCTAATAAATTTAAACCTGCAGGATTAGTATTTGATGAACTTACTTGCTCATAAACATTATAAGTCCATTGACCATTTAAACTGCTGCCAAAATAAGTATTGGTTACAATTGAAAATTTATTATATCTGTCTTTATATTGACTCACATCTGCAGCATTAAGCAATACAAATTTAACTTCAATATTAGAACTCCTGTTAGTAAATATGAACAAATAATTAGGATTTGACAATAACTGTTTTTCAGTTAAAGTTAAATATATATATTGAGTCTGTCCTTTAGTTAATTGTATCATCAATAATAAATGCAGAATTTATTGGATATTAACAAAAATGCCCCACCTAAAAAGGCAGGGCAAATCCACTTGAAAGGACTATATATCTATTATGAACCTGCAGTCTCAAGTTGACCTGCAACTGTAGAGTTTACCTCAGGAGCAAGTTCTGGTTCTTTTGCAGTAAAAGTAAGTGTGTAACCACTTCTGTCACCTTCTGCAGTACCTGATTGAGATGAACCTGCTGTTATGTCAAGTCCTCTTGTCAATCCAAGATACCAATATTTACCATTATTATCTTTGGCTACAGCGACTAAAAGATTCTTAGCAAGCAACAAGATTTCATTTCTTGTATTTACTTGAAGTTTATTCAAAACAACAGTCAATTCTTGCTGATAGAAAATTGTTCCGTTTTCAACAGAAGCATTTACGTTTTCAACAAAATTTGAAGTAGCTTTTACAAGTTCATATTTATAGAATCTTTTTCCAGCATCTTTTGTGAGAGCAGTCATAACTCCACCAGATACTGTATAAGATGCTACATCTTGCTTAGCCATGAAGTAAACCTCAACTATGCCACCAAGCGAATCTTTACAATCTAATGTGTAACCTTGTGTTAAAGCACAAGCCATTTGATTAAGTTTTATTTATTTAAAATAGGGCAGTTTTTAGGCTGCCCTGTTAATTATGCAAGGATAAACTTCACGATCTCATCAGGGAATGCGATATTCACACCCATTTTGAACTCAGATACAAAGCGTACTTGATCAGCTTCTTTTGCGTAGAAGATTTCAAATTTCTCTTCTTCATTAAGAAGATCAGTTCCCAAGAACAAGTTGCTCAATCTCATTGCATATACTTTGTTAGTACCATTCAAACCTGCAACAGCAACAACTTTAATAGTTGTACCAGGAAGAATGAACTCGCTATCAGCTTTAACATCAATTGAATAATGAAACTGATTAGCATCTTTCAATGCAATTGTGTAAGTTCTGAACAAATCCTGACCGCAGAAGATAGTCATATCATCAGCAGCTACAACCTGTGCAGGGATTGCTTTGTAAACACCATCAAAAATGCTGATTACGTTAGCAGAAGTAATGCTTGACAAAGGAGCGCCAGAAATGTAAGTTGATGCATTTGCAGCAACAACACCAGATGCAGCACCGATCAATTTAACCAAACCATCAAATTTGTTGAGGTTTACGTTAACTGAATCAGTATCACCTTGCCACAAAGCAGTTTCAAGTTGAGCAGCAATTCTTTTAGCTTTCTTTTCAGAAAACTCTTGTTCGAATGGGATGCTGTCATACATTGAACCTGTAGGCAATGCCTTTTGAAGATACTTTGCTTCCAAATCTTTAGGACAAAGAGCTTCGTTTACTTTAATTTTACCAACAGTCACTGTTCTTTGAGTGAAAGTTGTTGAACCAGATGCAGTAAATCCGCAAGAACTTCCTGATTGGAAAATTGCGTCTGTGTCCATGATGTTAATGGTTTCAGATGATTTAACACCTACCATTACGTTACCTGCACTCTTAATCAAAGATGCAGTCTTAGCACCAAGCACACTTGAAGTTACAAGTAATGCTTCGTTTTGTTCTGTGTAATCTGCCAATGCAGAAACGTTAAATGCCATTTTGTTTTAATTTTTAGAGTTTAAAATTGCGTGTCTGTATTTATTAAGTCTTTCAAACTTAATGTCTTTTGTAGCTTCAAATTTGAATGATTGTGGCTTTTCAATTGGATCAGCCTGAGGCATTTTAGTTACCTCTTCAATCAAATCAACTACCTGAGAAAAACCTTGTTTTGATTTATCTTCAATAGAAGATACTTTCTCATTCAATGCTTCGATTAATCCGTTCAACTCAGAAATCTTTGCAGCAAATTCTGCAGCCATTTCCTCCATTTTTTTGTCTTTTGCTTCAACTTCTACTTCTGGCATATCAGCTTCAGGTTTTTCAGCAGCTTCTATTTCTGTGATTTTACCATCCAAAACTGAAATTTGTGAACCATCAGCAAGTTGATGATCACCATCAGGAGCAAATGAACCATCTTCAAGTTTAACTTCACCACCTACTTCAAGTGAAGAAATCATAACTTTTGTTCCATCTGCAAGTTGATATTCAGCAAAATCTTGTTTTGCCTCCTCAACAGGTTTTTCCTCCTGTGGCATATCTTCAAATAATGCCCTAATTTTTAGGATTGCCTCTTTTGCGTTCATACTTTATTTTTAAATGTTAATTAATAGAAATATTTATTACTTAAG